GGAATCACTAGTAGTAACTCTCTTACAAAGATATCTCATTCCAGTTACAGAATGGGTTTTAACCAATAGATACAAATATTTCTTGACATTAGCACTCATTAATTATAAATATCTAAACAACAAAAATAGACAGTTTATAATTTGTTAATTCACATATCATATTTTTTCACCCGTTTTATCAGCGGTACCTTTCAATTTACTTGATATTTTATTTAAATAACTCTTGATTTTATCTTTATAGATCTGTTTAGCAGTAATATTGTTTGGCTCTGTTGGCGCACGATCACCCCAATAAATTTTTTGTGTAAAATACTTATCTCCAAATCTTTCCCTCAATTCCTTGGTTCTTATTACGAATGTATCTTCTGGTCCCTTATTTTGTATTATACCCAATGTAAATGCGTCTTTTAATCTAAATCCCTTCATCTTTAATCCGGCGATTACACCTACGGGTTTACCTGTATCCGGATCAATAGGTCGATCAACATCGTCTAAAAATCTCAAATCGGTTCTATCTGCATCAATTACTTTATAACCACGATAATATTCTGGTAATTCATCAAATATTGCAGAAATATTACCGCCAGCCTTCAAATATTTTTCACATTCTATATTGTTTTGTAAAGTTTCTTTTCTTGAAAAAGTCATATGTGGTTTTGAAGGATCTTCAAGACTTTGCATTGCCCATTTAAACACGGCTGTATAGTCATAAAATTTAACATCTGGATTTGCAGATTTCCAACTTTCCAATTTTTTATGAAAATCAAGATCGCTCGTACCGTTTAATCTAACCGATAACTTTAAATTGTATTTATTAGCCACTTTTTTCAAAAACTCCATTTCAATTTGTAATCTTTCAATGAAGTCTTCAGGACGCATTGGATTCAATATTCTACCACGTTTACCTTCGGGTCCGGGTCTACCTTTGCCATAAAATCTATCTATAATTTTTGGATCTATAGGAATATTTTTCATCTCATCAGATGTCAATTTGTCACCAAACAACCAACGAGTTTTTCTAGTTCTTGCTGCTAATTTTGCTTTTAGATATGCGGGGTTACCAGCAAAATTCAAACAACCAGCGTTACATTCTGGACTTTTCTTTGGACACACTTCATGACCTGATGAATCAGAAGGAGCCAAATATAAAATTGCAGTCAAATATCCTTTGTCATCTAAGAAAGACTTCAGTGTTTTTGGATCGTTTAATACACTCAACAGTTTTAATCTTCCTTGAGTGTCTCGGGCAATATTCTTCATTAATTCAGCCAACTCAAAACTAATAGGCTCCTTTTTGTTCGCTTCGGTCAAACATATCTTCAAATTGTTATCGGTGTCATTTATAGCTTCATATAGAGATTGATTTACGCAATGTTTACATTTACATACAAATTGATCTATTGGGATAATACTGTCAGCAGGTAGACCCATTCCTTCGTACATTTTAACTTCAATTAGCAAATCGATTAATTTCATATATGTTTTGTTATTCTTACTTTTAAATTGCCCTCACCTTTTATTACACGGTGATATGTTTCTTTAGGTATAAATATTGTTTCTTTAAGTAATTGTGGTAAATTATTATCTAATTGAACTTGCCAATTTACGTTTTCTATAACTTCAATTGTTCTATCTTCACGATCTATATGCCATTCCAGTTCGTGAGTGTCTACATCAGAACTAAATTCTCTTATATACTGATTGTTACCCACGGACTTTTCTGTGAACGGAAAATTCATAGTAAAATTAAGGAGGTGGAGGAGTGGTATTATCAAATGTTTTAATTTTTACAGGAATATTCAAACTGGTAAATACAAATTCTCTATTGAATAACCCAAGTGAATTAATTATTACTTAGATTTCTTAGCTGCTTCATAATACCAAGTATTATAATATGCGGGGTTAACACTATAAAATCCAGTGGCATTATTTTCCATGTCTTGTTCAGTGTAATGAGAGGTTGGATATTCAGTAGAAGGTTGATATTGAGTAATAACAAATCTTGGAAGCAATACTGACCAAATAGATTGATCCAATGCATATGTAGCCGATGTCAATAACTGATTAAACATTGGATCATCTTGACTTGGAAATAAGTTTGGTACAGCTAAATCGGAAACAGAAGCAGAAATTGTTGTGGTACCAAATGGAGTAATTAATTGACCGCTATAAATATTGTTCCAAGATCCTGATGTATTTACATATAATTCTTGTAAGTCACTGCCACATTGTAATGATGTTTGTTCAAATCTACTAATTAAATCAGCAAATTCCCCAGCTAAACAAGGAGGAGTTTTAGTAGCATATTGAGCAACCATAGAAGCAGCAAAATTACCAGCTAATGCACCTGCAAATCCAGCACAACCACCCAAAGCAGCCATTGCACTAGTAAGTAGATTCAAACCTATTTGTAAACCCAAGTCTTGATTGTCAGTTTGACTCAGAAGAGCATACGCATTTAGAATCTTTGAGTTACCATATGAGTAAAATTGCGTATTAAACGCAATCATATTATTTAGATTAGTCTGTGCATTTGATATATCAGTTGGGGTAGGGGGAGTATTTGTCATATATTATTTGTGCTTATAACCACGTTTTGGATAAGAGCCATACCACATAGCTCTTGATTGTCCATCAAATCACCTAATTTAATCATATTCATAAATATCAATTTAATTATAAAAAGTAATATTTATATTATATGAGCATTAAAAAACAACTGTTTTATACTATTGTAATTTTGATATTAACCGGATGTATTTCGTCAGAGGTTAAATCCGCAAAGCAAGTTACTGTGGCACAAGATGCCGTTGCGAAACAAGAAGCCAAAGTAGACAATACAATGGTGGAGTTGGAAAAGGTAGAAAAGGGTAAACGAGTACAAACTTCTTCTTTATCAATTGGTATTCAACATTCGTTAAGTCAAGTAACCAATGCGCCTGTACAAGTTGACACTGCTAAAGCACTAAATGAACGTGTCATTTCTATAGTTGGGTCACCTCATATAGATGAAATCAAACGTATTAAAGCTACCGTTGATCTATTGAATAGTCAAGTTGCTGAAGAAAGAAAGAAAGGTGATCAGTTATTGTCACAACGTGACGAAATCATCAACAAACTACAAAAAGAAAAGTCTGCTTTGAAAGAAAAGTATGACGATGAATTGTGGCAAATGACTGATAAAGCAAAAGAAATTGCAAAAGAAGCTGATCAAAGTAAGGCTACTCTTGATGCTATGAGTGGTATGTTTGGATTAAATGCGGTATTTTGGGGTTTAAAGAAGTTCTTTATCAGTGCATTGACCGCTATTATCGTATTCGTTATAGTATTTGTTATACTTAGAATATTAGCAACAGTACATCCAGCAGCCGGCGCAGCATTTAGTATATTCAATATGATCGGATCCGGACTATTAAGTTTAGTAAAAGTATTAACTCCACATGCATTTGAATTGGCCAATTTTGCATCAAAAAACAAAGTAGATGAATTCAAGTCTCCTCTTGTCAAAATAGTCGATGTAATCCAAGAACTTAAAGAAAAGCAAAAAGAATCTCCTGATAGAGTATATCCATTAACCGAAGTGTTAAAGAGATTTGATAAAGAAATGGATAGCACTGAAAAAGATTTAATCGACGATATTTTAAAAGAACAAAAGTGGATTAAATAAATTATTAAATATATTTATTATATAATTGTTTTAGATTGTTAACTAACGTTGTGTGTTAATAAACTAAATACGATTATGGATACAAATACAGCACACGTAATATCTCAAGAAGTATTGGAATCAACTGCACAAGATATGACAGGCAAATATGTCTGGATGTTCTTAGCAGGCTTGATAATTTTAATGTTTAAATCGAGCATAGAAAAACTTGCAGCTGCGCTGTTTATGTTTATTGGCTCCGATTATAAAGAAGATGACGTTGTATACGTCGATGGTAAACCAGGCAGAATTATTCGTGTAGGACTTACCAAAACTGTATTCTTTATCTATGATATTGTCGATGGTAAGGTTGTTAGTGGCAACAAATTAGTGGTTCAAAATGAAAGATTGTCAAGTCTAAATATAGAAAAACCACTGCCCAATTTGGATTTAAGTCGTTTTAAAAAAGACTAATTTAACACTACAAACATATGGCTATCAATATTTTTACCCATATTAGAAGGGGTCTATACGATAACGTTTACAATTGTATAGAAAAAGAAAAAGTTGACGTTAATCAAAGAGACGACGACACAGGTAATCCGCCTCTGGTTGTCGCTGTAGAAGAAAATCAAATAGAAATAGTCAGATTACTACTAAATCACGGTGCAGATGCTAATTGTAAAGATTGGACTAGCAAAAATACTGCACTAGATGTAGCTGAACAAAAAGGTTTTAAACCTATTGTAGAAGTATTACAACAAAGAGGTGCCAAATATAGTAGTGGTAGTAGTTTCCACTTAGCTGCAAAGAATGGTGATATTGTTTCTATTGAAGAAATGTTAGACAGGGGATATGATATCAATGAAGTTGACGCGGGTAAAGGTTGGACTGCACTACATTATGCTGTAAATTATGGACAAAAACACTTGGTTGAATATCTAATCATTAAAGGTGCAGATGTCAACAAGAAAGATTTCTTGGGTAAAAACAACCCAATTGATGTACTATCCAACACAAATAGAGGTGAAATTGTTAAAATACTAAACAATTACGGTGCTAAATCTGCCGGTGGTATAAGCATTCATTTCTGCGCAGAAACAGGTGATTTTGAAGGTGTACAAGGATTCTTTGATAAAGATGGTAGAATCAATGGTAGAGACGAAAAGAACGGTTGGATGCCATTACATTATGCCGTTAACGCTAACGATGTTGATATGGTTGAATTTTTGGTACATTTGGGAGCAAACGTTAATGGTGCGGATTTTAAGGGTGAAATTGCTCCATTAGATATCGCATTCAAGACTGGAAATGTAGAAATGCAAAGTTATTTACAATCCAAAGGTGCTCAAAGAAAGAAGAAACACGATACAGGTGGTGGCGGTAAAGATGTGACCATTTATATTACAGATGAAGTCAAAAAACAAATAGCTTTGTTTATTGAAAAACGTGAAAGAGAAGAAGCTGCTATTAAAAAGATAGAAGAAGAACAAGCAGCAAAAGAACCAAAAAAGAAAGATGCTCCTGTAAAGAAGATTAACTGGAAGGACTTCTTGAAGTTAAAGAATATGCCGGTTGTAGAAAAGAAAGAAGAACAAAAGAAGGTTGAAGTTCCAAAGCCTGTAAAATCCATTGTCAAGAAGGTCGAAAAGGTTGATGTGGAAGTGAAATCAGGTAGATTACAATTGGATACAGAACAAGAAGGTTATATATTCTTTATGGATATTGTAGCTTATAGTAAAAAGACTACCGATGAACAAAAGAAAGCTTGTAAAGATTTGGGTACTTTGATTAAAGGTACAATGCAATACAAGACAGCTAATGCTCTTGAAAAGTTAATCATATTACCTACTGGCGATGGTATGGTAATGGGTTTCTTTACATATTTAGAAGACGCAATGAATTGTGCGGTTGCTATAGCTAAAGCAGTAAAAGATAGACCAGACTTACAAATGAGAATGGGTGTACATTGTGGATCTGTAATCCCAATGGAAGATATCAATGGCAATTTAAATATAAGTGGCGACGGCATCAATTATGCTCAAAGAGTAATGGATGCGGGTGAAAGTAATCATTTATTGGTTAGTTCCGCTGTAATGTTAAAATATGATAGACCCACATATGTATTAGTGAATGATTTAGGCGATGTAGTTGTAAAACACGGTGTGGTGATGCACTTGTATAGTTTACACGGTAGTGACTTTGGCAACAAATCATTTCCATCAAGCAGAGTAACAAAAGCAGAACCAACAATAAATAAACCAGTATGAGAGTAATGCCTTTGGTAAGACAATATCATCCAAGTATTGTTAACACAGATTTGGATGTATATAAGATAAAAGATAGAGTAATGGCCGCGCCTATAAATAATCATCCAGATCCATATCAGGTAATTGATAGACTTGGTATAAATCAAATTAACCCAACTAAGATAAAAACAGTGGTTTATAATTCCAAGGGTCTTTTTTACATAATATAAATCTTGACAGGTAGAGTTATATTGTTATAATGAAATAATGTCGGAGTATTTTAACCCCTCATTAATTTACCTCAAAAGCATCAATAAGAATGTTGCAAAAACTCTTATTGAAAAGAACCACTATACTCACAAGTGGTCACTTTGTACTGTAGCTTATGGAGTTTATTACAAAGAGTATGTCGAAAGTACTTTCTTTGGGGGTTTTAACGAACGCCTGATAGGTGTATTAGTATATGGAAATGCCGTGGGTAGAAATGCAAGTACCAGCATATCTTGTCTACTTACTAACAATAATGTGTTGGAATTAACACGGTTGTGGATTGCAGATGGTTATGGTAAAAATATAGAGAGTTATTGCATAGCTGAAAGTTTTAGACTATTAAACAGAGAATACCCACACATTAAATGTATTCTCAGTTATGCAGATAGTGAAGCTGGACACGCTGGAACAATATATCAAGCAACTGGATTTCTATATCAAGGAGACAACTATGTGGATATAGCAATAATGCCTAACTATAGTGTTAGTTTAATTGGTCCGAATCAATATGAGTGGATACATAGTAGAAGTGTATATGCTAGATGGAAAACACACAGTGTAGATAAATTAAAAGAACGTATTGGTAGAACATTTTGGCGTAAACGTGAAAGTGGTAAACATCGTTACGTCAAGTTTATTAGCAACAAGATAGAAAATAAGAAACTAGTTAAATCTCTAAAACATAAAGTTCTACCTTACCCCAAAGATACTTCGTTCAAAGAAGAAGTGCAAGAAATCATTGTAACATCTACCAACGAATTTTTCGAATAATTAATATTTTCTTTTATGTAATTTAATCGTGGTTAATGATACTCCATACTTCTCACTCAATTCGTTGTTGCTAAAACTACCACTCTTTAAATCATCAATAAATTCATTCTTTCTAAGCGCAAAATTTCTCTTTTGTTCACTAATCTTACGTTTCATATCATCACTCATAGCACCACGCTTTTTGCCTTTTAATCCATTGTCATAACTGTAATTAATATTACGATTAGCCAACTTGTCATTTCTCTCCTTATACTTAAGTGTGCCACTCTCAACGCCATACTTGTCAACAAACCACTCCAAAGTATAACGTCCTACAGCACGTTCACGTTGCCTTTCTTTAGCCTCATCACTATGCTTTTTACCGTGCATAGGATTTTTAGCTCCTAAATTAATATCAGACAATAATTGACGAGTTTCTTCTTTATCAGGATTATGTGTAAAATTATCGCCTCCACTTGTTGTTGGAGTAATATTATAACCTATATCACGCATATAGGGTTTAAACATATCTAAATAAAATTGTTCTCGTTTAAACAATTCACATTCTATTACATTTTCTAATATAATAAATTCAAAACTGTTTTCCCCGTAAAAATCCCAAGCGTGTTGTAATTTAGGATTTTTATGTTTATTCTTTTTTAAATCATTTTTATGTTCCCACCAACGACGATCAATATCTTTAGCAGAACCAATATAAAACTTGCCATTCTTAACATTTGTAATTTTGTATATACCACTTTTCATATAATATAAGTATATACAAGTTCTATGGTAATGTCAATTATTTTTTATTAGTGCAAGAAAAAACCCCAACTTTCGTTGGGGTTTTTGAATTATTTTATTTCTACTAAGTATTATACGGTATCGAGATCGCCGATAATAACTTTTCCATAGAACTCTGGGCGCACTACCTTCTTAGCGTAGCGGGTCATTACACCTCTACGTGGAGTGAAGTTCACTGGATCATAGACCAATGGAGTTTGGATTAGTGGGATATATGGAGCATATACAGCACCGGTTTCTAGGAAGTTGTTTCCACGGAAACCAACCAATACAACGTTA